GTATACCGGTGCAGGAGTTCACGCCGAGCAAGGGGCAGGACAAGATTGCCCGTTTGAACGCAGTCTCAGACATAATTGCGTCAGGCAAAGTATGGGTGCCACAGACACGCTGGGCTGAAGAGTTGGTAGATGAGATCGCGGCGTTCCCGTCAGGCGAGCATGATGACTTGGTGGACGCGACGACGTTAGCACTGATGCGCTTTCGTCAGGGTGGGTTCCTTCGCCTTCCGGTGGACGAGCCTGAAGACATTAAATGGTTCAAAGGACACCGCCGAGAGCGGTTCTACACGGTGTAAGGAGATAGCAGTGAAACGACGAGATTTTATTGGGTCGGTTATAGCGGCGCTCGCCGCCCCAATGTTGCCAGCTGAAGGGTTACTAAGCCCTGCCCCAAGCGTTATTGAGTGGAACGCCGCTACTCTGACCGCAGCTATGGAGAAATTGTTTATTTGCCATAACGGCCCTGTGGCGCCGTGGTTTGATATGGTTATGGGGGTACCAACGGCTGTACAGGTTGTAGAAAAGCCGCATCCAATTTTTACAAACCAAATCAGTGAAGAGTTTGTAGAGCCGACGGAACCTCGCCAACGCTATCGGTATATTACCTATGCTTGCGCAATTGAGGGTGGAGACGCCAAGGAGGCTGAAGCTAGACTAGCAAAACATTTTTACGACGAATTCTCCAAGCTACCCACCGGGGCATTAGTCTGGCGCGTGCAACCTCAATTCTCGACAGAAGAGATAACGGAATACGGCAAGACATGGATGACGCGTGAAGCAATTGAAGACAAGCCGTATCAACGTGAAGAGTATGTGGATGAGTACGGAAGAAGCCGTGTCCGATACGACTTTAACAAGCCGCTCGTACCCCCGGAAGGAGTGGAGCTTGACCCTGATTCTGGTAGCTACAAATACGTAACAAAACGTATTCAAATGCACAAGATGCGCATGCGTTTGACATTGCCGCATCTATATGACCACGAAGAAGAAACTGTTGCGCTCCCGTCGCTGTTCAAGCCCGAAGGCGCGCCTACAACTGTAATTTAAGGAAACATCATGGCAACAGGATACATGGGCAGTGGCGATATGAGTAAGGGTCTGTACGCAGCCCCCGAAGGGCTTCCAGTTATGGAAGAGGGTCCCGGCATCGAGATTGAGATCGAAGACCCTGAAAGCGTGCGTATTGGGTTGGGTGATATCGAGATCGACTTAGAGCCGCGCAAGCGAAACACTGCCGAGGACTTTGATGCGAACCTTGCCGAGTACATGGACGACAAGGAGCTGGCGTCGCTGGTAACCGACTTGGTGGGTGACTTTGACAAGGATGTGAACGACCGCAAGGAGTGGATGCAGACGTACGTGGACGGGCTGAAGCTGCTGGGTCTGAAGTACGAGGAAAGGACCGAGCCATGGCAAGGCGCATGTGGTGTGTTTCACCCGATGTTGACCGAGTCCGTTGTGCGCTTCCAGTCAGAAGCAATGACGGAGACCTTCCCAGCGATGGGGCCTGTGAAAACTCAGATTGTTGGCGCGATCGACAAGCTGCGCGAAGAAGCCGCCTTGCGCGTCAAAGAAGACATGAACTACCAGCTCACCGAGGTGATGACTGAGTATCGCAGCGAGCACGAGCGCATGTTGTGGAGCCTGCCTATTACGGGCTCTGCGTTCAAAAAGGTCTACTACGACCCGAGCAAGGGCCGTCAGGTGGCAATGTTTATCCCCGCCGAAGACATCGTCGTGCCTTATGGTAGCTCAAATATTGAGGACTCGGAACGCGTCACCCACGTAATGCGCAAGACCGAGAACGAGGTGGCCAAGCTGCAACAGGCTGGGTTCTACCGTGACGTGGACTTGGGCGAGCCCTCCTACCAGCTGGACGACATTGAGAAGCAAAAGGCTGAGGAGATGGGCCTGACTGCTATTCAGGACGACCGCTACCGCATCCTTGAGATGCACGTGCTCTTGGACCTGCCCGGGTTTGAGGACAAGGACAAGAAAGGCAAGCCGACTGGGATTGCACTGCCGTACGTGGTGACAATCGAGAAGGGAACGACAACCATTCTGGCCATCCGGAGGAATTGGTATGAAGACGACAAGCTCCACATCAAGCGCCAGCACTTCGTCCACTATCAGTACATCCCGGGCTTCGGCTTCTATGGGTATGGACTTATCCATCTTATTGGTGGTTATGCTAAGTCCGCTACTATGCTTATTAGGCAGCTTGTTGACGCTGGTACTCTTAGCAATCTCCCCGGTGGCCTCAAAGCCCGAGGACTGCGGGTTAAAGGGGACGACACTCCTATTCAACCCGGAGAGTTCCGAGACGTTGATGTACCGAGCGGTTCCATCCGAGATAACATTCTCCCCCTACCGTACAAAGAACCCAGCCAAGTTCTATACACCCTGTTCAATCAGATCGTAACGGAGGGCCGTGCGTTCGCCTCTAGCGGCGACATGAAGGTGAGCGACATGAGTTCGCAAGCCCCCGTGGGCACCACGCTGGCTATTCTTGAGCGTACGTTGAAAGTGATGACGGCTGTTCAGGCCCGCATTCACAACGCGATGCGTCAGGAGTTCAAACTTCTGAAAGTAATCATCGCCGACTACTGTCCGGAGGAGTACGAGTACGAGCCGGTTGATGGTAGCCGACGCGCTCGCAAGAGCGACTATGACATGGTGGACGTGATCCCCGTGTCGGACCCCAACGCCGCTACGATGGCACAGAAGATTGTGACGTACCAAGCTGTGCTCCAGTTGGCTCAGTCCGCGCCCCAGTTGTATGACCTGCCCCTGTTGCACCGTCAGATGATCGAGGTGCTGGGTGTGAAGAACGCCAACAAACTCGTGCCCATCGAAGACGATGCGACGCCGATCGACCCCATCCAAGAGAATCAGAATCTCCTGATGCAGAAACCCGTCAAGGCGTTCTTGGAGCAGAACCATCAGGCCCACATTCAGGTGCACATGGACGCTATTCACAACCCGCGCATTCAGGCATTGATGCAGCAGAACCCGGCGGCGCAAGCCATCATGGCTGCTGCCATGGCGCACGTGAACGAGCATATTGCGTTCCAGTACCGCATCGAGATTGAGCAGATGATGGGCATGCAGCTGCCTCCGATGGAGGACAAGAACTCCGACGAGCACCAGCATATCCCGCACGAGATTGCCGACCAGATTGCGATGCTTGCAGCTCAGGCCTCGCAACAACTGCTCCAGCGTGACCAGCAGGCGCAGCAGCAACAGCAAGCGCAGCAGCAGATGCAAGACCCGCTCATTCAAATGCAGATGAAGGAGTTGCAGCTCAAGGAGGCTGAGGTTCAGCTCAAGGCGCAGAAGCAGCAGATCGACGCGGTGGCCAAGGCCGACCAGCTTGAGATCGAGAAGGCTCGCATCGCCGCGCAGAAAGAAATCGCTGCCATGCAGGTCAGTGCCACCGCAGCAGCTGCCAAAGACAAGCTGAATAAGCAGATGGAGGCCGAAGGGGCTCGCATGGGCATCGACGTTGCCAAGCACCGCGCTCAGATGGCCAACCAACGCCAGCAGCAGTCACAGAGACCACAACAGCCTAAAAAGGAGAGTAAATGAGCATTGACACCCGTGCGTTAGCGCACGTGCAAAAAGAGATAGACAAGCTACGGCAAGAGCAAGTTGCTTTTCTCGCTGCCAGCCGTGCTGATACTTACGATGAATACAAGAAAATCTGCGGGGTAATCCGAGGTCTGAGTCTCGCAGATTCCATCATCAACGACCTCGTGCAAAGATTGGAGCACTCGGATGAGTGAGTTTGACGTAGCCGCTGTAGATTTGTCTGGCATCCTTAATCAGGCTGCTGAACAAAAAGCTAAACAGTTGCCTGATCCCGCTGGTTTTATGCTGCTTACCGTGGTCCCCGAGGCCATGGAAGAGTATGCAGATAGCGATGTTGGGATCGTGAAATCGGGTAAGGAAATCTGGAAAGAGGAGATGCTGACCCCGGTGTTGTTTGTGGTCAAGATGGGCCCCGAGGCTTATCAAGACAAAACGCGGTTCCCCAGTGGACCCCGCTGCAAGATCGGTGACTTTGTCATCGTTCGCCCCAATTCAGGCACCCGCCTGAAGATTCATGGCCGTGAGTTCCGCATCATCAACGATGATTCGGTCGAAGGCACTGTGCAAGACCCGCGTAGCATTACCCGCGCTGCTTAAGGAGTAAATTATGCCGTTGCCAAAGTTTGGTAAGGATGAATACAAATTTCCTGACGAACAGGATGACCCCAAAGCCGCCTCTGAAGACAAGTTCGATATTGAAATCGAGGACGACACCCCGGAACCGGACCGTAACCGTAAGCCTCTGAAGGAGCCCATTGAGGACCCGACGGACGACGAACTTGCTAGTTACGACGAAAAAGTCCAGAACCGGATCAAGAAATTCACGCGTGGCTACCACGACGAGCGCCGAGCCAAAGAGCAGGCCGAGCGCGAACGGGTTGCCGCCGAAAACTACGCCAAGCAGGTAATCGAGGAGAACAAACGTCTCCAACAGCAGCTTGCTAGCGGGAGCCAAGTCTTTATCGAGACCTCCAAAACCGCTGCCGAAGCCGAGCTGAACGCCGCCAAGTCTTCCTATAAGAAGGCCTATGAGGAGGGAGACCCCGATGCGCTGGCAGAGGCTCAGGCCGAGATCACCCGGGCCACCCTGAAGCTGGAGAAAGCCCAAGGGATGAAGCCGATTGAGGTTGACGAAAAGTCTTGGGAGCCCCCGCAACAGGACGATTCCCAGCCCAAAATGTCCCGTCGAACCAAGCAATGGGTAGATAACAACTCAGATTGGTTCGGAAAAGACGACGAAATGACTATGACAGCGATGGGGCTTGACAAGAAGCTACAGCGCGAGTATGGTGCCGACTATGTTGGTACATCTGAATACTTTCAGACTATCGACAAGACAATGCGCAAACGATTTCCTGAGTATTTTGAAGATGCTCAGAGCGATGAGGATGACGAGCCGCCTCCAAGAAAAAGAGCTGAACCGGCTGATGAGGATGAACCTCCACGCCGTGCCTCAAAACCCGCTACTGTTGTGGCTCCGGCCTCACGTAGCACACCGCCTAGTCGTATTCGACTGAAGGCATCCGAAGCTGCGATCGCTCGCAGGCTTGGGGTCCCTCTGGAAGAGTATGCAAGACAGGTTGCCGCACTTAGTAAAGGTTGAAAATGGAACAAAATACGCAAGCACAAACGCAAGGTCGTCAGAATCGCCTGACTCGTGAACTCGATTCGCGGGAAACTGTTCGTCGTCCTACGTCATGGAAGGCCCCCGAGGTTCTGCCGTCTCCGGACAAACGTCCGGGTTGGGCACACCGCTGGGTGCGTATTAGCATTCTTGGGAATGCCGATCCGTCCAACATCTCTTCTAAGTTCCGCGAAGGATACGAACCCTGCAAAGCAGAAGACTATCCCGAGCTTATGATGCACGCCGCCACTGAAGGTCGTTTCAAAGGAAACATCGAAGTGGGTGGTTTGTTGCTCTGCCGTATCCCTGATGAGTTTATGGATCAACGCTCGCAACATTACGAGCGCCAAAACCGGGCTCAGGTGGAATCGGTGGACAACAATTTCCTTCGTCAAAGTGACGCACGGATGCCTCTCTTCGCGGAGAAATCATCCAAAGTCACCTTTGGTTCTGGTTCTTAATCATTTGGAGTCTTAAATGGCATATCCTACCGTTGACGCCCCCTACGGGCTGAAACCGGTCAATTTGATCGGTGGACAGGTGTTTGCCGGAGCTACTCGTCAGCTCGTCATCGCTAATACGTCTGGTACCGGCTACGGCACCAACATTTTTTACGGCGACGTTGTGCAGATCGATACCTCTGGTTCAGGCACTATTGTTAAAGACACTGGCACCACGACCGCCAACCCTGTTGGTGTGTTCATGGGCTGTCAGTACACGAGCGCTGTTACCGGCCAACTGACCTTCTCGCAGTACTACCCTGCAAGTTTGGCAGTTAAGTCGGGCTCGACCATTCTGGCCTTTGTGTCGGACGATCCTGACCAACTGTTCAAAGCAGTTCTGGTTTCTGGTACCACCGCTGATGGCAACGGTTTGACCGTCGCTTTCTTGGGCCGTACCATGATTGGCTCGAACGCCCAATTGGTGCAGAACACTGGCTCGACTGTGACTGGCGATTCCAAAGTCGGTATTTATACCGCCGCTGGCGCTACCACGACCGCCACCCTGCCCATCCGCATCATCGATGTGGTCCCCGATACTGCCAACTCGTCCGGCAACTTCTGCGAAGTTATTGTTAAGTGGAACGCACCTAACGTGACTGGTCAGACCGTTGCAGGTGGTCATCAGTATCTCAACCCGACTGGCGTCTGATAAGGAGTAAATCATGGCAATTTCACGCGCACAACTGCTGAAAGAGCTGCTCCCCGGTCTGAACGCCCTGTTCGGTCTGGAGTATGCTCGCTACGGCGAAGAACACAAAGAAATCTACGAAACCGAGACTTCTGAGCGTTCGTTTGAAGAAGAAACCAAGCTGTCTGGCTT